TCGTTACACTGTCGTTTGTCTCCAACCTATCGGTGTAATCATGGCACTCATCCCCTTAAAAATTCCACCAGGCGTCTACCGCAACGGCACTGAATATCAGTCTGCTGGACGCTGGTACGAATCCAACCTGGTTCGCTGGTTTGAGAATACGCTGCGACCCATTGGCGGGTGGCGGGTCAAGTCCACGTCTGCCATGACTGGTAAGTGCCGAGGGTTTATCACTTGGCGAGATAACAGCGCGGCACGTTTTGCTGCCGCCGGTACTCAATCCAAGTTGTACGCGATGAATGTCGGGGGTACGCTGAAGGACATCACACCAACAGGTTTCACCTCTGGCTCTGCTGACGCTACTTCCACAACCGGATATGGTTACTCCACTTATGGAAATTTATCGTATGGAACTGCGCGTCCTGACACCGGATCAATACCGGCCACAACTTGGAGCCTGGACACCTGGGGAGAGTACCTGGTTGCGTGCAGCAGCACCGACGGCAAGCTATACGAGTGGCAGCTAGGTTTCACAACGCCTACGCTGGCGGCAGTTATCACCAACGCACCGACAGGCTGCGCGGCGTTGATGGTCACCAACGAGCGCATTATGTTTGCCCTGGGCGCATCGGGCAACCCTCGCCTGGTGAAGTGGTGCGATCAGGAAAACAATACAACCTGGACTGCGGCAGCCACCAACCAGGCCGGCGACTTTGAACTGACAACGCCAGGGTCGCTGAAGTGCGGCAAGCGCGTGCGTGGCGTCAACATCTTGTTTACCGACACCGACGCGCACGTTGCCAGCTACATCGGCCTACCTTACGTTTACAGCTTTGAGAAGGTGGGCAGCGGGTGCGGCGTCATCTCCTCACAGGCGGTTGCGGCTATTGACACTTCATGTATGTGGATGTCTACCGCAGGCTTCTGGAGTTACGACGGGTTCGTTAAGCCCATGACGTGCGAAGTTGGAGACTACGTCTTCAACAACATGAATCTAAACCAGGCATCCAAAGTCTACGCCGTCCATAACTCTAGCTATGGAGAGGTGACCTGGTTCTACCCATCACTATCCTCAACCGAATGTGATAGTTATGTCACATACAACTATCGGGAAGGTACATGGTATTTCGGACTGATGGCACGCACCGCGGGAACAGACCGAGGCGTTTTCCTCAATCCTATGATGGTTGGCACTGACGGGTACATCTACGACCACGAGGTTGGATACACATACGACTCGGTGGCTCCCTACGCGCAGTCCGGTCCTATTGAACTCGGGAATGGCGACAACGTAATGGCCGTGAGATCGGTAATCCCTGACGAGCAGACTCTGGGCGAGGTCGCCATCTCATTCACGGCCAGGATGTACCCGACATCAGCAGAGACAAGCTACGGCCCATTCAGCGCCAAAGCGCCAACCGATACAAGATTCTCTGGCCGGTCAGTCAAGATGAAGGTTACCGGCAATGTCTTAGACGATTGGCGGGTTGGCGTGATGCGGTTGGAGGCTACGTCGGCAGGGAAACGGTAATGGAGGACTTCTGGCGGTTGGCACAACACATCGAAGCCGCCTTAGAATACTCGGAAGGCACTCATACCCTTGAAGATGTTGCGCAGGGTGTTGAGGAAGGAAGGTTCCAGCTTTGGCCTGGAGCCAAAAGCGCAGTCATAACTGAGATCATTGTCTATCCGCGACTCAAGAATCTGCATTATTTTCTTGCTGGCGGCGACCTCGATGAACTCAAGCTGATGCGACCATACATCGAGGCTTGGGGTAAGCAGATTGGTTGCACGCGAGTTACCCTGGCTGGCCGTAAAGGTTGGGCAAGGACATTTTTAGCAGATGAAGGATATGTCCCTAAATGGCATATTTTGTCTAAGGAGTTGATATGAGTCTAGGTGGTCGAGGTGCATCTCCATCAGTGATTGTGTACGGTCCTGATAGAACTGAATACGGTAGCCCTGCGGATGCTGCTGCCGCTGGCGTGAGCAACGCTACTATGTCGCAACCTATTGGCGTTCCAGATAACCCGTATGTACCTATGCAGGTTCCTGCACCTCAATACTACACTCCTCCCGCATATCAACCCTACACGCCAGCGCCACTACCTAATATCCCGACTCAATCATATGGTGGGCGCAATCGTTATGCAGAGATCATGTCGAATTACCAGCAAGCGCAGCCATACTCATTCACAAGTATGTTGCCTAGCTACAGCGGAGGGTTTACTGGGTATCCATCCGACTACACCGGAGGGTTCACGCCGTACCAGCCGCCTGTTAATACGCAACCCATCAACGATATAGAGAATATAGCTACAGTTCTACCTATTACTGGTGGCGGTGGTGGCGGTGGTGGTGGTTTTCGTGGCGCACCCTCTGATGGCGCACCAGGAGAAGGGTTTAACCCAACAAGCGAAAGCGCCTATAACGTATCTCAATTTGGAAGAAATTTAGGGTATGTATCACCTTTAACTGGCGCTTTAACTGGTATGTATGGGAATTACTTGGCAAGCCAAGTGGACCCTAATTACAGCAATGAAGGAAGAAATTATCCAGCGCCAACTGGTGGGTTCCTGAGTACACCAGACACGCAAGCAGTTCAAAACGCCATAAACAACACTGACTTCTCTGGAATGGACAGAGGCAGCATTTCATCTCCACCAAGCACACCAGACACCCAAGCAGTTCGGGATGCCATAAACAACACTGACTTTTCTGGAATGGATAGGGGCGGTGGTGGTGGCGGTGGCGACCGTAGCAACAGCAACCCTGGAGACCCAGGACGTGGAGGTGGTGGAGCGCATTTAGCCAAAGGCGGCTATGTCTCCATGCAGCACTTAGGAGGCCCAGACCCAAAGGGTCCAGATGACGGTTACGCCGCGCTCAAGGATGGCGAGTTTGTCATCAACGACAAGGCGGTTAAGCGGTACGGCATTGATTTGATGAACGCTATTAATTCGGGCAAGATTTCAAAGGGCAAGCTACGCGGCTTGCTTGAAATGTAAGGAGAAACAATATGTCAAAAGGCGGCGGCAGCACAACTTCAACAACATCCATTGATCCTGACCTCAAGAAGGCTTATATGGCCAACATCGGCCAGGCTCAGAGCGTGGCTGGTGCATTACCGGTACGGCAATTTGCAGGGTTCAATCCGCTATACACGGCGGGGGAAGAGCAGCTAATTAATACAGGTCTTGGTGGACCAGGTATCCAGTCAGTTGACCAGGCTGCATATCAAACTGCTATGCAGGGAGGCTACCAGCCTCAGATGATTGGTGGGATTAGCGCTGGGCCAGCGGCAATGTCTGGTGCGACTGGTTACCAAGCAGCTAACTTTGGTGGAGCGCAAACAGGACCAGCATCAATGGCCGGCGCAATGGGTTACCAAGCAGCTAACTTTGGTGGAGCGCAAACAGGACCAGCGGCATTGTCTGGTGCAATGGGATATGGAGCAAGTGACGTTGCTGCAGCGCAGGCAAACATGGGCGACATTGGGCGCTACATAAACCCATACTCGCAAAACGTAACTCAAAACGCTTTGTCTGATTTGGACCTCCAACGTCAAAAATCCTTGCGTCAAATTGCACAACAAGCTGGTGCTGCAAAAGCATTTGGTGGATCACGCCAAGGAGTTGCAGAGGCAGAGACAAATGTGGGATTTGGGACTCAGGCCGGCAAATTATCAGCACAACTTAACGAGCAGGCATACAACAATGCTATGGCTGCGCAGCAGCAAGACCTTGCACGCCAACAGCAAGCTGCAATGCAGAATGCCGCGCAACGTACATCTGCATCACAGTTTGGCGCTGGTGCAGTAAATCAAGCTGCATTGGCAAATGCCGCTGCTCAAAACGCAATGGCCCAATTCAATACTGGCAACCTCCAGCAAGCTGGATTGACCAATATGGCATCACAAAATGCTGCCTCACAGTTTGGTGCGAGTGCAGCAAATCAGGCTGCACTAACTAATGCCGCTGCCAGAAATGCAATGGCTCAGTTTAATGTTGGTAACCTCCAGCAAGCCGGTTTGACTAACATGGCCGCACGAAATGCAGCATCACAGTTTGGCGCTGGCGCACAAAACCAGGCTCAGTTAACTAATGCCGCTGCTCAAAACGCGATGTCTCAATACAATGCAGGACTCGCGCAGCAGGCGGCACTGGCTAACCAAAGCACCGGACTTGCTGGCGCTCAGTTTAGGCTTGGCGCTGCAAACCAGTTGGGTAACCTTGGGATGCAGCAGCAGGGTCTGCGCATGAGTGGTGCGCAAGCAGCAATGCAAGCTGGCGGTGCGCGTCAGCAGTTGGAGCAGGCTCAGATGGATGCACTGCGCAACATTGGCCTGGAGAAGCTAGGGATTGCATCTGGCGCTCTTTCCGGTCAGCTACCCAACCTCGGCATGACCCAAACGCAACCGTACTACCAAAACCAGGCTGCTGGCGCTTTAGGTGGTGCATTGGCAGGCCAGCAGTTGGGCGGTGCATCCTATGGTGGACTCGGCGCTGCGCTTGGCGGTCTGCTTGGATACTTTGGATAAGGAGAACAAGATGGCAACACTGTCAGATTTCTATTATGGTAATCCAATGGACTTTGGTCCATTAAGCCAATATCCCCTTAGTTATGGATCTGGGGCTACAAGGTTCAATCAGAACTACCGTCCAACAACTAGGTTTATGTCACGAGGAAGAGGTCCTGAGAGTTTATATCTCAACAATATGGGAGTTTTCGCTCCTACCCAAATGGGAGACTTCACTCCTAGCGCGGGATTGATGGGCGAAATGCAGCCACTGTCTGCGCAGCAACAAGTGCAAGCAGCACCGCAAGTTGAGCCGACTATGGAAGCGCCATTGCAGACAATTGAACAAGCTCCAACTGACCTAGCACCACGCCGCACACTCGGCCTGCTGGGTGATATGTTTGGCGGTGCATCCGCGCTGGACGAGTACATGACGCCAGAGCAACGAGCGCAG